TTAAAGAACGGTTCTGTTACTGATGCAGCGTTCTTCGACAAGATAGCCGAGGATGTGTATGATAATACCCAGTTTCGATTTGATGGAGAGGAATTTAAACCTGTTCTGGATGTAGGTGTTGGAGTGTATAGCGCCAACGCTAAGGTAATTATTATACTGTCCACGAAGGGTAAGTAAGAAAGGAGTAAATTATGGCTGTAGGAGATATGCACGATATATACAACGTATCGCTTACCACTTCTGCCTTGCAGGAGACCCACGAGATATATGATCAGTACAAGGACGAGTGGATTTTCCTGCAGGCAGCATACAATGGGGCGAAAGAACTGGTCGCTTTCGGTGCGATTATCCAGCACGAGAGGGAAAGCAATGTCAACTACAATCGTAGGATAAATGAGGCATATGGATTCTCATACTCGCGATCGATAGTGGACCTGTTTAATTTCTATTTGTTTAAGGAAAACGTGAAGAGAGATCTCGGCAAGTTCGCTGACGATCCCCTATGGCAGATGTTTGTGAAGGACTGCAACCTGGATTCTGACGAGTTCGATGACTTTTTACTGATGGCTGGGAAGGTGTCTTCGATCCAGGGACAGTGTGGCATATTGGTGGATAAGCCCCACAAGATAGTGGATACGAGGGGGCAGGAGATTGAAGGGGAAATCTATCCTTATGTATCTCTCTACAAGTCTCTGGCAATACTTGATTGGGAGTATGACAAGGATGAGTATGGCAAGCCGAAGCTTGTTTACTTGAAGTTGCGGGATGATGATGATCTGTACAGGATATGGACTCCGACGATGTGGCAGATATGGAGAGAGCCGGATCTGGACAAGAGTACTTCAGCTACTTCTTATACCGGGTTCGGCCCGAGGGTTTCTCCGACATCATCAGAAGCTAAATATCTTAATTTGAAGGGAGATAGCAAAGGACAGGCAGAGCTTGTTGTTGAGGCTGAACATAAGCTGGGAGAGATACCGTGGGTGTGGATATACAACGCAAAGACTGGTAAAAGAGGTCTTGGTTTTTCTGATATCACAGACATTGCAAGGATCGATACTTCTATCATGAGGAATTTATCTGAGATAGAAGAAGTGATCACTTTCGGAGCGTTCCCTATGATGAGAAAACCTTACAAATCTCAGGGTCAGAGTTCTGTACAAGGCGATGAAGTAGGTATTCAGGCTATACTCGAGTTCGATCCTGAGTATCCTGAATCAAAACCCGATTGGCTCGATGCAGCAGTAGCTGAGCCTGTTGCAGCAATATTAGATGTAATCTCAAAGAAGGTTGAGGAGATATACCGTTCAGCCAATGTGGGTGGTATGGCTTCTATGGAGATATCGACCCAGGCGAAGTCGGGTACTGCTCTGAAGGCAGAGTTCCAGCTCCTTAATGCCAAGCTGGTTGCAAAGGGATTACTATTAGAAAAAGCTGAGAGGGAGATAATCCGGCTGTGGTTGAAATGGGATAATAGAGAAAGCATGATGAAGAATATTACTATCGAGAGAGCGGGAACGTATGAAGTAGAGAATCTTGCCCAGAGCCTTGAGAATATCCTGACTGCCAAATCCATCGTTACAAGTAGCGATACGTTCAAGAAGGAGATCGAGAAGAGGGCTGCGAGGCTTATAATTACTGGTGAGGATGACAATTTCTTTAACAAGATAGATAAAGAGATTGATACCTATGAGCCTCCGGAATTTGAATATAATCCACCTGAAGAGGAGAAGGAAGGGACAGGATTTGAGGAGAGTAAGGAAAAGACAGGATTTGAGGAGAGCAAATCGCCTATAACGAGGGTGAAATAGTATATAAGGGTATATCTTTAGAAAGATCTCCTTATATACTCAAAATTAGACGGGTTAAATTGGATTTTAGAAGGTATGTATGCCTGATTTTGACGATGTCGTAAAGTCTGCTGAAAAGACAGATAAATTTCTTGAGAGTAATATTAAGCATCACCGGAAAAGACTCCAGAATGCCATTACTTCTCTTGAGAAAAATATTATAGATCAGTGTACTGATTTTAAGATGACTGATGGATCATTGGTGGGTCCGAGGGTCAATTTAAAAATGGCTCAGAAGATTCATACTCAACTGACATCCATGTTTGAGGAAACCTATGGGACCGAAGCAAGGGAGGTAGTGAAAGGTTTTAACAAATCAGCGACATTCATCAAGAAAGAATTTAAGGATCTGGATATCGCAATGAATTTTACATCTGTTGACAAGGATATGATCAAGACCCTCAAGAAGAACACCTGGAATAACTTTAAGAAATTTGGAGACGATGCTCGGGAGAAGATTGCAGACCTTATGTATAATTCTGTAGCAGGGCGTCAGCCATTTTCTTCGTTGGTTGATGGAATTTCGGCAGCACTGACTGGGTTCAGGGATAAGAGAGGAAAGTCCATGTCAGTGTATGCGGACTTGTATGCCAATGATGCCATAATGGATTTCCATAACGCTGTCCATCTGAAGAAATCCGAAGATCTCGGGTTTAAATATTATCTGTATTATGGAAATGTTATGGCTAATACCCGTGATTTTTGTAGCTCACGGGTGATGAAAGTATACTCCCGCGAACAGATAGAGGAATGGAATGATTTGAACTGGACAGGGAAGTCAGGACCTCCGTTTACTAATAGAGGAGGTTATAATTGTCGTCATCATTGGAGACCAGTCAGAAAGAATTGGATTGATGAAGATAAGTTGTCAGAGTTGAGAGAGGAGGATTTGAAAGAAAAGAAAGACAAAAAATTACCTCTTATGTCTTCGGCTAATAAATTTAAAGGATGTATTACTTAGATGGCTAATCCAAGCTCATGTATTGATTATATTCGATCTTCATCAGGAGAGTGGTTGTTAAAAGGACATTCTGTTGAAGAACGGACAATAAAAAAATTAAATAATCTGCAAATTCCCCCGGCATGGACAGATGTAGTGATCTCTGCTAATCCAAAATCTAAAGTTATTGCAATAGGTAGAGATACAGCTGGGAGATGGCAATATAGGTATTCCGCCTCTCATATAGCAAGAACAACAAGAGAAAAGTTTGATAGAATTAAACACTTTAGTCGCGATATAACTTCTATCAGAAAACAGATAAAATACGATATTAATACAGGAAAAACGGAGGCTTTTCTTTTAAGATTAGAAGATAAAACAGCTATACGAATTGGATCTCTCGCAGATACTAAAGCAAAGAAGAAGGCTTATGGTTTAACTACTTTAAAACATGAACATGTAACTTTTGAGGGAGATTCTATAATACTTGATTTTGTAGCTAAGAAAGGAATCAGAGCTCGTTATAAATTGACTGATGATGTTCTTCTGCCTTTCTTAAAAGAGAGAAAGGAAAACACAAAAATTGGAGAATATTTATTTTCAGATACCTCTGCAAAGAAACTAAATAATTATCTCCGATATTTATCTGGGAATCAATACACTGTTAAGGACTACAGGACATTTCATGCCACCAGAATAGCTTTTGAAGAATTAAAATCTTATTCAGGAAAAGTTTTTAATAAGGAGGAGAAAACAAAAATCATAAATTCTATTTGTAAGACGGTTAGTGATTTTTTACATAATTCTCCTGATATGGCAAAAAAGTCTTACATTGATCCTATGGTATGGGAATTGATAGGGGGAATATGAGAACTTATATTATTGATGAGGAGTCCGAAGAAGAATTTAGTGATTGGATGGAATCTATATTGTTCGTGAATGATGATTGGAAACCATTGCCAGTCAAATTAACAAAAGATTTATCAGATGATCCAGAAGATGACAGACAATAAATGATTTTATTGACAGCAGACTAAAACCTGAAAAATAAAAAAAATAAAATCCATAAATACTGTGAATAGTAATAATTTAGTTTAAAATTAATAGTTTACTATTGAACTTATAGGAAACATGGTAATCAGGAAATTCTCTTTAATTTTATGCTTAGATATTATAAAATAAATTAAATAGTTTTAGTACTTTTGACTAAAGGAAAGTGTGTATAAGATTAACCTTCAACAGAACGCCTCAGTAGAGGCAAGGAAATTAGGTCTGGATAGACCGAAGAAGGAGGCAGTATGCCATTAGAATTGAAATTTGATGAAGAAGGCAAAGCGGTATTTGTTGAGAAGGATGGGGCTAAGTTGCCTGTGTATATCGATCCTGATGACCCAGAAAGTGAAATCGAGGTTGATGTACCTGGTCTTTTCTCCAGGATCACCGATGTGTCAGCAGAAGCCAAGAAGTATAGGAAAGAAAAGGCTGCTCTTAAGGTCAAGTTTAAGTTCTTCGATGAGATAGAGGACATCGATGCCTGGTTGGAAGAATCTAACAAGGCAAGGGAGACAGTCAAAAATTTCAACGATAAGCAGCTCGTAGATGCGGGCAAAGTCGATGAGATTAAGAAGCAGATGAAGGAAGTCCATGCTGAGGAGATTGAGAATGTACACAACTCCTATAAGCAAGCTATTACAGACAAAGAGGGGGTCATCAGTAAAAAAGATGATACAATCTACAAGCTTTTGGTATCTTCCAAGTTTGCCCAGTCTAAGTACTTCTCAGGCGAAAGTCCGGTTACGTTGCTTCCACCCGAGATAGGTGAAACTTACTTCGGTAAATATTTTAAAGTGGAAGAGGACGATAAGGGAGAATTGAGAGAGATTGGTTATAACAAAGCAAGTAAACAAATTCTCTCAAAGAAAAATCCCGGAGATCTGGCTGACTTCGATGAGTGTATGGATGTAATTCTCAATGAGTATCCTAAAAAGGATAGTATTATCCGTTCTTCCGGTGCCGGTTCAGGTTCCGGTGGAGGCTCAGGTGCAAGTCAGCCAACTGGAGTAGATGCAAAGATAGCAAAGCTCCAGGCTGCATATGATGAAGCATTTACAGCTAAGGATGGTAAAAGATCCATTGCCTTAAAGAATCAAATTCACGAATTGCAGACCAAGAAGAGATTAGGTCTGTTGAAGTAATTTATTCTTTTTAAAGCAAAGGAGTAAAAATGGCTAACGTTCACGCAGCAGCAACTTCATGGAATTGCCCTAACTATACCGGCGAACTATTCATGATTGGAGCGAATCAGACTCCATTCCTGAATATGATTGGTGGTCTTCAAGGGGCAACAGTTAGAACGGTAGGAGATTTCCAGTTTCCGCTTGCCCAGCCTTGGGCGTTGGAGGCTGCTTCTCAACCGGCTATTTCCGAAACAGATTCATTAACCGCTCCTACTCCGTGGACTTATGTCCGTGAGCAGGACGTTAACACAGTTCAAATTTGGCAGAGGCAAGTAAGTGTTTCCTATGCCAAGCAATCCGTAGTAGGTCAGGCCAAGGCAGATGCAACTACTGGTCTGATTGATATTACGGACGATCAAC